GAATGAAGTTGACCCGCTGCTACGAGGCCCACGCATGACTGTCGCGCAGGAAGCGTTCAACCGAGGCGACGCGGAAGGTATCGCACACTACGTTGGGATGTTCAAACAGAGCATCGCCCCCGTGGAGCCAGCACCAAGCAAGGCCGAAGAAATCGCACGTCAAATCCAGCCGAATCGTAGCGCTTCCAGCGCCCCACCTGCCGCTCAAAAAGGCAAAATGTACACAGACCGGGACATCCAAAACATGTTCAAAAAGGCTGTGGAACTGGGGTCCAGACAGCAACACGAAGAGGCACGTAAACTTGAAGCTGAAATCGACGCAGCTTACAGAGAAGGACGCGTAAAAGCGTAACAATCTGGATGCAGCGTTTACCCAACCTGTTTTTTATTTAGGAGGCCAAAATGGCTGCTGTTTATCCTGTCACGGGCTCTGGTGCATTTGACACCAACCCTTCTTACTCTGGTGCCTTTATCCCCACGCTGTGGTCAGGCAAACTCTTGGCTAAGTTCTACCAGAACACCATGTTGTCTGAAGTCACTAACACTGACTACGAAGGCGAATTGAAGAACCAAGGCGATACCGTCCGTATCCGTTTGGCTCCTTCCATCAGCATCTCTGACTACACTGTTGGTCAGACTTTGTCTTACGAAGTCCCCACTCCTATCTTCCAAGATATGCAAGTGAACAAGGGCAAGTACTTCGGCGTGCAAGTCAATGACGTGTTGGCCTATCAGTCCGACATGAACTTGATGAACATGTTCACAGAAGACGCTGCCAAGCAGTTGAAAATCGCCATCGAAAACGAAGTGTTCTTCAACAGCTTCGTGACTGAAGGCCCTGCCGCTGCTAACGAAGGCGGTACTGCTGGTGCTATCTCTGCTGCCTACAACTTGGGTACAGACGTTGCTCCTATCGACCAAGCCACACCTGAAAACGTGTTGAAGGCCATCCTTCGCATGTCTACAGTTTTGGACGAGCAAAACGTTCCTGAAGATGGCCGTTTCTTGATCTTGTCTCCTTATGACCGTCACCTGTTGATGCAATCTAGCATCGCTCAGGCGTACTTCACTGGCGACCAGTCAAGCACCATCCGTACCGGCAAGATCGGTATGTTGGATCGCTTCAGCGTCTATGTGTCTAACTTGTTGCCAAAAGGCGAAGCTGGTAAAGCATTGGTTGCTGGCTTGTCTGCTACTTCTACTGGTGGCGCTGTTACCAACGCTAAAGCACGTCGCACAATGATCGCTGGCACTAAGCACGCCACTTCTTTCGCGATGACTATCAACAAGACAGAACCCCTGCGTAACCAAACAGACTTCGGCGACATCGTTCGCGGTTTGGCTGTGTATGGCCGTAAGGTTGTGAAGCCCCAAGCTTTGGTGGTTGCACAAGTTGGCTCCGCTAGCTGATAGTGGTATAAAGAGGGGGCCTTCGGGCCCCTTTTTTGTTTTAACCTTGGAGATAATATGACCGCTCTTGAACTGATGGAACGCCTCGGTGGCGAAATCCTGAACAATAAAATCCGTGTTTACATTGAAGGTGAGATCGTTATTGTTGCCCGTTTGGATGACCAAGACTGGGTTTTGACCGATCGCGGCGTTTTGTTGACTAACGAGCATTCCAATTTGGCTGCTGCTGAAGCTACAACAAAAACTCGCAAAAGTAAAACACAACTGTTAGAATCTGTTGAAGTTACCGGTGAGCCAGAAGTTGGCCTCACACAAGCTACCGAATAAGGTACATCATGCAACCTCTGAGCGTTTTTTATTCCAGAATCTTGCCGTATTTACCCGGCTGCTCGGAGCCTTTGGTGAATCAGGTTTTGGTCAGTTCTGCGATTGACTTTGCTGAGTCTTCGTTAGTTCTGCGCCAGAACCTCGATTCATTCAAAACTGTCGCTGGTGTAACCCAGTATGACCTAGACCCGCCTACAGCGAACCACGAAATTGATCGTGTGATGAGTGTTGCTGTCGACGGTAAAGAACTCTCTGCGGGTCTGTTTGAAGCCGTTCGCAACGACCTACCCACAGCACAAGCAAAGCCACGCGGTTTCTACACTGACCGCACTGACAACGTCTTTACGCTGAAGCTGTCCCCTCCACCTGATGGCAAGTACACCGTTGTGGTGGCTGTCACTTTACGTCCTGCGATCACTGCGACTCAGCTGGACGACGACCTGTTTAACACATGGAGCGATGCAGTTGCCTCTGGCGCTATCGCCCGTGCGATGCAGATTCCAGATCAACCCTTTACAAACTTTGCTCGAGCCCAGCAACTCATGGACTCCGTAGCACGCCAAATTAATTCTGCTCGCATTGAAGGAAACTACGGATCGATCCGTGGCTCGATGCGCGTTCGCTATCGTCCTTTCGCTTGAGGTAAATCATGACCATTGCAGCACAATCAATCATCCGTCGTGTCGTTGAGACAATGCAGGACAACACGTCTGTGCGTTGGCCAGTGGCTGAACTTGTTCGTTACCTCAATGATGGTCAGCGTGAAGTGGTCTTGTACCGCCCTGACTCGATGGTGACTAATGCCACAGTGGCACTTGCGGGCGGCGCTAAGCAAGCCTTGCCCTCCAACGGCTCTAAACTGATCGACGTGATCCGTAATACCTCTGGCACAAAGCGTTCTGTTCGCATGACCGTGCGCAACATCTTGGACACACAGAGCCCGAACTGGTACAACCTGACAGGCGTTACCGAGATTCTGCACTACATGTACGACGCTCGCGACCCCAAGGTGTTCTACGTATACCCACCAGCAGCCTCTTCAGGCGCTTCCGTTGAGTTGGTGTACTCTGCCTATCCAACAGACATCACTGAGCCCGCTGACGGCGCTGTATACAGCGCTGTGACAGGTAATATCAGCCTGCCTGACATATACGGCAACGTCTTGGCCGATTACATCTTGTATCGCGCCTACACCAAGGACAGCGAGTACGCTGGTAACGCTCAACGCGCACAGGCTCACTACGCAGCATTCCAAGCTGCACTGACAACTGAGATGGCTGGTACAACAGGCGTAGCGCCTAAAATCTGAGGTGACACATGGCCGAGAAAATTAAACTCGTACAGGGCGACACCAAACCTGCGCTAGTCTGCAACATCACCGATGAAATCACTGGTCTGCCAATTGTGGTGACTGGTGCCACGGTTCTGCTGAAGTTCCGTGCTGTTGGTTCTGCTGACCTGACTGCCACTGTGACTGGCTCTGTAACTGATGGCGTTAACGGCCAAGTTGCGTTCTACCCTGCCTCTGCTCCAGCTATGTTGTTGGGTGAAGCGGGTGACTATGAAGGCGAAATCCAGATCACGTTTTCCGACGGAACCATCCAAACTGTTTACGACTTGTTGAAGTTTAAGCTGCGCGAGGACTTCTAATGGGCGTGACGGTTGTCAGAACTGCTCTAACAGCTTCAACGGCTGTTACAAGAGCAAGGGCAAGCGTCGTCATCGTAGCGCCTGTAGCCGAGACTTCGGCTGCGCTTTTAGCTGCTGCTACTTCTGTCGTTGTTGCTGGTGCATCGGTGACGGTGGTAGTACCTGCGGCTAACCTGAACTACATTCTGCTAGCGTCTGCCGCGTACCTTGATACGTCTGGACGGTTCCAGTTTTTCCCTGAAGAAGTTTTTGTAGCTGACGCATCGTTTCGCTCGACGCAGAAAGCGCTTACCGACACGTTCGGGCCGACAGACTACATTGCAAGCATTGACACGCAACTTGCCTATACTGACAGTGTGGCCCTGCCGGACTTCGTCATCCGCACGCTTGAGTACATTCGCCGTTTTACAGACACGATCGATTTCGCCCACCAAGTTTCGTTTACCTTTAGCCGCCCTCTTGCAGATAATTTTGCACTGAGTGATTCCGCCGCTAAGGGTTTTACAAAACCTCTGTCTAGCTCGTTCTCTCTGTCTGACACCGCCCCAACATTTCTGTACCAACTGGCGTACACACACTCGGTTAGCCTTCAAGAAACCTTCCGTACCGTATTTAGTAAAGCACTAGTTGACAGCGCTGGCACGGTGGATGCGACTCAATTTAATCTGGGAAAACACTCCGCGGATGTGTTCTATTTGCCGGACAGCCTATCTCGGGACACTTCTAAGGCGCTTTTTGATAGCTTTACGCACACTGATTTGGCGGCAAAAGACGCTGGCAAGTCACTGGTGGACTCGTTTCCGCTATCTGATTTTGCGGTCAGAAACACATTTAAAGTTTTCTCAGACGACTTTAGTTACTCCGATTCTTTATTCAGAGTTGTCGACAAAGGCGTGTTTGATAGCCTTGTGCTTTCTGATTTCT